TCTGGACATTTACTTAAAATGACGATGGATGGATTTCCAAGAATTGCAAAAACAGGAGACCTATCACCTCCACCAGGCGTAGAAGGTATTTCTTCAATTCCATATAAAGTTCTTGATGTAAAATATAACCATTTAGCCTTATCCGAAGAAGAATCAAAATTAAAGACTTATAATAAATCAATTATAAAAAATTTAAATTTATTAATCCCAAATAAAAAAAATAATGATGGTTCATATAGTCAAGGTAAATTATCTTGGTATATTGCTGTTAGTGAATTGTTGTTGGGTAATGATGTTATAGATTGGAAAAAATACAAAAACGAAACAAATAAAGTAAATCCCTTTTTTAAAGTTTTTGGGCAAAAAAATAAGGCTCAATATGATACTCCTACTCCTGGTAGAATTGTTATAGTTCCTACCAAAGAAGATGGTGACGTTGGTAATATTTACTACGATAATATAGTAAACAAAATTGATGGTTATAAGATTAACTATATCCCCTTTACTTTAGATGATTCCGCTAAAGCAATAATAAAATATATAGACAGTTTAGGTGGGAAACAAAGTCAAGATATTACCAGTCCTGGTATTACCTATAGTGGATTTTATTTTTTGTACGGTTTAACATGGGAGCTAGAAGATACTTCTGCAATAAATGAAAATGAAATTATTAATAAATTTTTTATTTTTGATTTTACTTCCGAAGAAAAAAAATATGATTCTCAAGAATATCCTATTATACAGATACCAAGAGAATATTTTAAAATATCATATGACGAGTTTTTAACTAAACTATATAACAGGTATTCAATTCATAAAAACAAAATAATGAGATTAATAGAAGAACCATTTTATGAAGAGATTGATAAGAGAAAAGCTTTTATAGAAGGTAACACATAATAAAACCACTTGACTTTCTAGTAAATTATCCTTAACTTACCATATGGTAAAAATGGTTACTACTAAACCTAACTGGTCAAAATCACATCCCCTAAACAAGCTAGTTCTTATGTATGATGCTATAGAACATAAGTTAGTTTATGCTGACCATTACGAACATATAACAACAGAAATAGATTATCCAGCAGACGAGGGTATGTTAATTGATGATTGGAAAGTTGGACATGCTTATTCTTTTGCTGGTCGTCCACAATATTGTGCCGACATCCTAAACTATTGGATGTTAAACCAACCACTTGAACATATACAATGGGACAACTTTTACGACCAAGATGATTTTACATATTATTATCCGTTAGATAAGATGATAGAACAATTATGTGAAAAAGTTCCAAAATACGATAGTCTGTTTAATGAAAAAACATTTATGAAGTTTCATAAAGATTTTGTAAATGCCTTCGGTGAGTTAGAATCAAATGGTATTGGAGTAAATACAGACTTTACAAAGATATTCGGTGAGCATATGCTAAAGTATATTCACAATAAAAAGATATATCAGAACTATAACTTTTTTACAACCACATCAAGACCATCCAACTCTATACATCATCTTAACTTTGCTGCTCTTACACCTGATATGAGGAAAGCCTTTTCACCACTTAACGATGTATTTGTTGAGTTTGACTTTGCTTCTTATCACCCAAGGTTGATTGCTAAATTAATTGACTATGACTTCGGTAACTCATCGGTTTATGGTAAGTTAGCAGATGACCTTAATGTTACAGAGTCAGAAGCTAAAACAATAACATTTCAAAATCTATATGGTGGTGTAAGAAAAGATATTGCTAAGATGAGTGAGTTTTTCAGAGGTGTAGAAAATCTAGTAACCATACTTTATGACGAATATATGACACGGAATCATATCCTATCACATATTTATAAACGACCAATGAAGAGAGCTAATTTAGGTGACCTAAATGCTCAAAAGTTATTTAACTACTACATACAATCGTATGAAACAGAACGGAATGTTACTATTTTAAACAAATTACACACATATTTATTAGAGAAGAAGACTAACATAGTTCATTATAACTACGATAGTTTTTTATTTGATTACGCCAAAGAAGATGGGAAAGAAACAATACACGACATCCAAAACATCTTACAAGAAGATGACTTTATTATTCATAGTAAAGTTGGCAATACATATGGGACATTGAATAATTATGAGTTTTAACCTAGATAGTCTTTTTATAGAGTGGAGAAGAATTGTACCTACGGGTATACCTAATCCAAAGAACGCTTACCATTTAACCTTACTAAAAGAGATTTGTTTATCAAAGGGTATCAGTACTGAAGTAGTAGATAGTGTAATGTTAGTTTTAGAAGCAGAAGAAAAACCTTTAGATGATAGAGAAAAAGAAAAAGCTGACGATATGGGTTTAAAATGGAAAGGAAAGGGGTATGGAAAAGAAAGTGAAAAGGGAATATCACATAAAAATGTTGATGGTAAGTTAGTTGCAGTAGATGGTGACGAAAAAAAAGAAAAACCAGATACATCTAAATTAAGTGGTGATGATTTTGAAGTTGGTGGGGAAGATGGATATTTATCGAAGGATAAGAAAAAAGACGATATTAAAAGTAAAGAAGAAAAACCAAAAGGAACGCCTGTAGAGAAAAAATTAAGTAGTCTCGATAAGACAAAAGCTGCTAAAACTATAGAAAAAACGGATAATGTAATTAAGGAATTGGAAGGGGAACTAGAAGATATACTTGATAACGATGAAAGAGCAAATAAACAAGGTGAGATAGATAGATTAAAAATATTAAAGAAAAATTGGACTAAGTTAACTGATGCTGAAACAGAAGAAGAACGAGAAGAAGCTGTTAGAGAGATGGTAGAGAATGGTCTTTTAGCTAGAAATTCTCCAGGCAGTTCAAAGCGCAAGATTTATTTTACAGAACTTGTTAGTGGGATGGGAGCTAAAGATGGAATGATGACACAGAAAGGTATACCAGGAGATGGAAATAGTTTTTCACAGTTGATAAGTGATATTATTGATAGTGGAGGAATGGAAGGTGAAGTTGGATTGAGAAACACTAGTGCAGCTAGAACATTAGCTAAAGTTAGTGGTGACCACAACGAAGCTGGTGTTTGTGCTTTTTTAGATCCAAGTGAATTAAATGAAGAAAATTATAGAAAGACACAAGATAGTTATGCATCTTTAGGTGGCGATGAAAGAAGAGCAAATAAACAAAATCAGGCTGCTGCTGAAAAGGTAAAGGACTATTTATCTAAAATGGATCCACCTTGTGAGGTTGAAAAAGCTGAAGCTATGGGACATCTCGGTAATCAACAAATTAGAGACAAATATGGTATTGATCCAAAAGTAAATCCAACAGATTTTTTTGTTTATTGTAAAGATGGTAGTAAAAAAGGTATTTCTGCTAAAATATATTCTAACCCAAAAAGTATAACAATGAAAAATTCAGGAACTAAAACGGCTGGTGCATCTTATTTAGATGATCCATCTATTGATGAAAAATTAGTCTCTTTGAAACAAGAATACAACATAAGTAATAACCCTACCAAAGAAGAAAAAAGAAAATTTAAAACTGAGTATTTAAAACTATGGACAGATAGTATGGAAGAACTATCAAAAACACCCGAAGGGCAACAAAAATTAACAAGAATGTGGAATGAAGTACATGGTTGTGGGGAAGATGTCGCTACTTTAATTACAAATAAGAAAACTGGTGAAGTTAAACTTCATGATCCAGATCATTATTGTGATCCAGAAGGACCACTTGAAGTAATACAGGATAAAACAAAGATAATGGTAAAATTTGGTAAAGATGATGAATGGACAGAAATGGTATGTAAAACAGAGAAGGATGGCTCTGTAAAACTATTGTTTAACCACAATTCAAGAAAGGCTTAAAATGAAAACACAACTACTTTGTACATTTACAACTCAACACAATCTTGAGCAATCAATTCGTGATATAACGAAAAACTTTAAGATTGTATTTGACAAAATTTATGTATTACAAAACGAAGAAAAAACAAAAGAGTTAATTTGTACTTATAATGTTGATAGAGAAGAAAAAATAGATTTTAATGCAGTAAATAATACCATCTCTTTACATAGAAAGAAAATTACAAATACACTATACACGATA